CGTCCTTGACTTCCTCGGGGGCGCGGACAATAACGCCGGCCTCGCGGGATGGGGCTGTAGCTCAGATGGGAGAGCGCCTCGTTCGCAATGAGGAGGTCAGGGGTTCGATTCCCCTCAGCTCCACCATCCCGTGTCCTGAGACGTCTCTCCCCGTCTCACAATCACCGGCAAGCCTTAGGACTCCCTTGCTTCCTGTCCCTCGCCGTCCCTCCCTGTCCCTTGGCATCTCGCCGCAATGGGGGCAGACTTGGGGGCACGACACCCCCCGTGGGGGCATTGGGGCATGCCGAAGCACGTCAAGCCAATCTCCGACGCCAGACTCCGCGCCGCCAAGCCGGCCGCGAAGCCATACCGCATCTTCGACGGCGGCGGGCTCTATGCCGAGGTGCAGCCCTCCGGCTCGATCCTCTGGCGCTTGAAGTATCGCCACGACGGGAAGGAGAAGCGGCTCGCCCTCGGCCGCTGGCCCGAGATCTCCCTCGCCGAAGCCCGCCGCCGGCGGGAGGACGCCCGCCGCACGCTGGCGCACGGCACCGATCCCGCAGACGCCCGCGCGGCTTCTGTGGTGACCTTCCATCTGGTCGCCGAGGAATGGTCCGCGCGATACCTTGCCACCAAGGCGGAGACGCATCGCGTCAGCGTCGCCCGCCGCCTCGCCCGCGACATCCTGCCGCACATCGGCGACCGGCCGGTGAACAGCATCACCGCGCCGCAGGTGCTGGCGGTGGTCCGCCAGATCGAAGCGCGCGGCGCGATCGAGACCGCGCACAGGGCGTTGCAGAACATCGGGCAGGTGCTCCGCTACGCGGTCGCGACCGGCCGCGCCGAGATGGACGTGACCGCCTCCCTGCGCGGCGCCCTCGCACCGGTGCCGACGCGGCACATGGCCGCGCCCGCCGACGATCCCGAGCGGGTCGGCGAGATCCTGCGCGCGCTGCAAGCTTTCCGAGGCTCGGCGGCGGTGGCGGCTGCGCTGCGCCTGGCACCCTACCTGTTCGTCCGGCCGGGCGAGCTCCGGACCATGAAGTGGCAGGACGTTGACCTGGATCGTGCCGAGTGGCGCTTCACCGCATCGAAGACGCGAACCGACCACATCGTGCCGCTGGCCCGGCAGGCGGTGCAGATCCTCGCCGACCTCGCGCCGCTGACGCGCGGGCTGCCCGGCGGCTTCGTCTTCCCGAACGGCCGGACGACGATGCGGCCGCTTTCCGACGCGGCGCTGAACGCGGCGCTGCGCCGGCTCGGCATCGACACGCGCGCCGAGCTCACGTCGCACGGCTGGCGCGCCGTCGCCCGCACGATGTTGCATGAGCGGCTCGGCTTCCCTGCCGAGGTGATCGAGGCGCAGCTTGCCCACCGGGTGCCGGACGCGCTCGGGCGCGCCTATAACCGGACGCGCTTCCTGCCGCAGCGGCGGGAGATGATGCAGGCGTGGGCTGACTTCCTGGACGCGCTGCGCAGCGGCGCTACAGCGTCTGCTCCGAGCGCAGCCACTCCGCGATCGACTCAAGGGCCGATCGGCTGAGCACCGTCGCCTGCGCGGCCGAGAGGCCGAGTATGAGGCGCCGGCCCTTGCGGTAATCGCGCGAGGGCGCGAACAGCGTCGAGTCGCCCTTCTTGCTGACGATCTCGGCCCAGGGCACGACCCCGGTGATCCAGACCTCCGACACGTCGCCGAGACTGTCGCCGGTGAGCAGCGTCGTCATCCGCGTCTCGAACGTCTCGGGCGAGCCGGTGGCGATCCAGCCGCCGGACGGATCGGCCGCAAACTCGCGGGCGCCGAGCAGCCTCTCGGCCTGGGCAAGCCATTCGCCGCCGCGTGCCGGGATGAAGCCGATCACCAGCGCGCGCACGGCCTCGGGCGGGGCGAGGTCGCGGCCGTGGCCGCGCGGGCTCGGCGGGAGGAGCCGGCCGAGGGCGCGCTTGCAACGCATGTAGGCGCCCTGGTCCGTGATCCCGAACAGCAACGACAGATGGTCGCACCAACCGCGCAGATGCATGTGCCCTTGCCCCTTGACTGCCAATTGGCGACACCGTAGGTTCAGATGAACCTAACTGTCAAGGGCGTCCCGCAATGTCCCGACTTGTCAAAGACACTGAGCTCGCCGCTGCGATCGGCATCGGTCGGTCCTCGGTCTGGCGTGGGGTTGAGAACGGCCTGATCCCGGCCCCGGTCTACATCGCAGGCCGCAGCCCGCGCTGGCCGCTGGAAGAGACGATCCAGGAGGTGCTCCGCCGCGCTGCTCAGCGCCAGCCGCTCGCCAAGCGGGCGAGGGCACGGGCCACGGCAAACGAATAAATCCGCCCGGCGCTGGCGCGGCCGGGCGGGGGCAACAACGAGGCGGCTGGGAACCGTCTCGGTTGTAGCGACTCGCTACGACCGCGTCAAGCGCCGGGCTCGCCAAGGGCGAGCCGACATGGACGTGAACCACATTGTTCCCGTGCCCGAGGAAGTCTCCCGCCGCGCGTGGGAGTGCGCGTTTGACCTCGGTGCGCTGCATTCGTGCGAGCTCCAGGACGATGCGCTTTGGTATCTTTGCCAAAGCATCGTGGTCAACCGCGACTGGCGGACGCTGACCTGGCGCGAGTGCGGCGAGCTGTTCCGCGCGCACCGCCGCGTTTACCCAAGGAGGGCCGCATGACCGCGCCCTCCCGCCTCGCCGACGCGCTGCGCCTCGCCGCCGCCGGGCTGCCGGTGTTCCCCTGCGACGCGCAGAAGAAGCCGCGCGTGCGCTGGCGCGAGAGCGCAACCTCCAACTCCGCCGTGATCCGCGAATGGTGGTCGCGCTGGCCCGACTCGCTTCCGGCCGTGCCCATGGGCGAGCCATCCGATCTCTGGATTGCCGATCTCGACGTGGCGCCCGACGGCGAGCCGCTCGGGGAACGTTCCGCCCAAGAACTTGGAATCGTGCCGGCGGAGCATCCTTACGCGATCCGCACCCGCCGCGGCGGCTGGCACCTGCCGTTCCGCTGGCGCAACGGCCTGCCCGGCAACACCGCGCACCGCCTGCCGGGCGTGGATAGCCGCGGCGAGGGGGGTTACTGCATCGCGTGGGACGCGGAACGTCTCGCCGCCGCAGCGACCGATCCGCACCTGCCGGAGCCGCCGGAGACGCTGGTCAACGCGCTCGACCCGCCGCTGCCCGAGCCGCCGTCCAAGGCGAACGGGCACGACCGCGAGACGATTCCAGATCGCTACGTTGCGGCCGCGGTGGACGCCGAATGCCGCGCTGTAGCCGCCGCGCCCGAGGGCACGCGCAACGACACCTTGAACCGCGCCGCGTTCAACCTCGGGCAACTGGTCGGGGCGCACGTGCTCGGCCGCGCGGACGCGGAACGGCACCTGCTCGCCGCCGCGCTCGCCTGCGGGCTGCCCCCCGCGGAGGCGCTGGCAACGATCAGATCCGGACTCGATGCTGGCGCGCAGCATCCCCGCAGGATCGAGCCGCGGGAGCAGCGCCAACACCGGCGCCGCGAGCGGGCCGAACAGCACGATGAACCGCCGCGCGACGATCAGCACGATCAGCCGCGCCAGCACCACGAGCACCGCGACCAGCACGAACAGCACCGCGAACACCACGATCCGCGCGATCCGCCCCCGCCGCCGCCGGAGGAACCGAACAGCAGACCCGAGCCCGCGATGCCACACCTGGATCTGCTCTCGGAAGATGCGGTCGCCGCGGCCTTCGTTGGTGCATATCGCGGGCGGTTGCTGTTCGACCACACACGGGGCTGCTGGCTCGAATGGAGCGACTCGCACTGGCGCCGCGACGATCGGCAACGCGGTCTCGAGTACGCCCGCCGCCTCGCGCGCGCCGCAGCCGCCTCCGAAGACAACAAGGTGCGGCTGCGCGTCGGCAGGGCGAGCTTCGCTTCCGGGGTCGAGCGGCTTGCGCGCGGGGACTTCGCGGTGTCGCGCGTCAGCGCCGACTTCGATCGCGATCCATGGTTGCTCGGCACGCCCGGCGGCACGATCGACCTCCGCACCGGCAAGCTGCGCCCCGCCGACCCGACGGACGGCATCACCAAGCTGGTCGCGCGACGCCGGCGCCATCGGCCGCTTGTCCGCGCTGGCTCCAATTCCTGCACGAAACGATGCGCGGCGATGCCGATCTGATCGACTTCCTCCAGCGCTGGTCCGGCTACTGCTTGACCGGGCTGGTCATCGAACACGTCTTCCTGCTCGGCTACGGCGACGGGGGGCGCGGCAAGGGAACCTTCGCCGCGGCCCAGATGGACGCGCTCGGCGACTACGCCACCGCCGCGCCCATGGAACTGCTGATGGAGTTGCATGGCGATCGCCATCCCGCCGACATCGCATCGCTTGTCGGCGCCAGACTCGCGGTCGCACAAGAGGTCGAGCCCGGCCGGGCATGGGCGACCGCGCGCCTGAAGGCGCTCACTGGCGGGGACGCGCTGAGCGCGCGCCACATGCGGCAGGACTATTTCGTGTTCCGCCCCACCTTCAAGTTGATGGTGACCGCCAACAACCGGCCGCCGCTGAGAACCGTCGATGAGGCGATCCGCCGCCGCTTGCTGCTGGTCCCGTTCGACCACAAGCCGGCGGTGCCCGATCCGCTGCTTGGCGACAAGCTGCGCGCGGAGATGGCCGGCATCCTCGGCTGGATGATTGACGGCTGCCTCGCCTGGCAGCGGCACGGCCTGGCAGCACCCGAGCGCGTGAAGGCCGCCGTCGCTGACTACCTCGCCGCCGCTGACGTGTTCGGCCGGTGGCTCGGCGAGTGCTGCGACATGCTTCCGACCGCGAGCGAGAAAGCCTCGGCCCTGGCAACTTCGCACAAGAGGTGGTGCGAGGGAGTCGGCGAACGCCCCTTGGCCCCTCTCGCCTTCCGCGAGGCGCTGGAACGCACGTCCGGGATCACGCGCCACATCCTCGATGGCCGGGTCTTGTATCGGGGCGTCGTCATCCGCCCCGAGGGGATGCAGGAGGGGAAGTGAGGAAGTGACCCCAAGTGACCCCCTACCGGTTATCCCGTACACGCGCGCGCGCGCGAATGTCCCGATAATGCGCAAGAGGTCACTTCCTCACTTCCGGAACGATTATTCCTTGCGTTCCAAATCGTTGGGGTGGCTCGGCCGCCTCTATGGCCTCACTTTCGAAACGATTCTGCGCGCACCCCCCGCATGGCACGCCCAGCCAGACATGCGCCCGACGCATGAAGGCGCCCGCCGCCCCCGCGGGTCCTCCCTGGGGCGGGGCTATGCGGGGGGCGGAGCCGCCCACACTTTCTTGTCAGGGGGGACTGTCTCACGGGGCGGGATGGGGCACCCCTCGCACCTGCTTGCGGGAGAGTGGCCGCTCGGCGAGCTCGTGCCACCATGCGTCGCGCCGCTCGGCCATCAGCCGGAAGCGGTGACGGTCGAACTTGGAGACGGAAAAACCTTCGCACGCGCGCGAAGGTTTTCCCCGGCCTGGCCCGGCTTGCGTGAGCACCGCCGGCCCGAGCGCGACGCCGACGGCGATTTCGAGCACGCGCATGGCGCGCATCGCCTCGGCTTTGGCCTCGCGCGAGCGGCCGTGGCCCGCGTTCCGCCCCTTGCGTCGTGGGGCGCGTTCTGGCCCTCGCCGGTAGGGGAAGTAGCGGGGAACCCCGAGAGGCCATTCTACGGCCTTCCCGCCGACGGCGCGGGGCATGTCTGGTGTCGTTTCTCCGGCGCGGCTGGCAACGGTCCTGTGGTGCGCGCCGGCGGTAGAGCATGTTGCACCGTCCCGCAACGTCCTGCACTGTCCTGCACCGTCCCGCAACGTCCGCCAATACTTCGCAATGCCCCGCAAGAGCTTGTCCGCAGGGCACGTTATGCTTGCGTGTTCGCGTGGCGTTCCCTAGATTCGTCTCATGGGCTTCCCGCTGCCCGCCCTCGCCGATCCGGCCGTGCCATCGCGCGCGCGGTGGCCGCGGCTGAGCGAATGGGCGGAGGCGCGGAGGGTGCTGCCCGAGTGGGCCGCGCGGCCCGGCCGCTTCAGCCTCGCGCCGACGCCCTATCTGCGCGCGGTGCTCGACGCGCTCGCCCCGGACGCGCCGCATCGCCGCGTCGTGGTGATGAAGGGCGCCCAGGTGGGGGCCTCCGAAGCCGCGAGCACCGCGATCTGCTATTGGGTCGCGAACGTTGCCGCTCCAATCATGTATGTGCAGCCGAGCTTCCTCTCGGGCCGGACGTTCCTGCGGACTCGTATCGACCCGGCGTTGCAGTCGATCCAGGAATGCGCGGAGAAGACGTCATTCCAGTTCCGCGACGCGAGGAACGCCGCGATGCGCAAGAGCTTCGCCGGCGGGGAGCTCTACATCGCCGGGTCGAACTCCTCGACCTCGCTACGCTCGGCGCCGGTGCGGCTGCTCATCCTCGACGAAGTAGATGCCTACCCCGGCGATGTCGACGGCGAGGGCGATCCGGCGACGCTCGCGATGGCGCGCACCATCACCTACGGCGACCAGGCGAAGGTGTTCCTGCTCTCGACGCCGACCGATGCCGGCGAGAGCCGGATCGAGACGGCCTACGGCGAGACCGATCGGCGGGAGTGGCACGTCGCCTGCCAGCACTGCGGCGAGCGTCAGGCGTTGGACTGGCAGCGCGTGCGCTGGCCCTCAGGCGCGCCGGAGCAGGCTGCGTTCTTCTGCCGCGCCTGCGGTGCCGCGCATGCTGACGACGTGAAGGACACGCTGGTTGCATCCGGCGAATGGGTCGCGACCGAGCCGAACCCGATCGACCAGACCGCGGTGGGCTTCCACGTGCCGGGGCTGTTGTCGCCGTGGCTCTCCTTCGCGGACGCGGCGCGCGAATACGAAGTGCAGCGGCGCGACCCGCTCCGGCTCAGGGTGTTCATCACCACCGTGGTGGGGATTCCCTTCGACAACCGCGGCGCCGGTGCGATGCCGCCCGACACGCTGGCAGCCCGGCGCGAGCCGTGGCCCGCGCTGCCCGAGCGGGCCGCGGTCGTGACGGCCGGCGTGGACGTGCAGAGCGACCGGATCGAGGCAACGGCAATCGCCTGGGGGCCGGGCGAGGAAGCCTGGGTCGCGCAGCATCGCGCATTCCACGGCGACCCCACCACGGGCGCGGTGTGGGACGAGATCGACGCCTGGTTGGCGACTGCGCGCTTCGCCCGCGCCGACGGCGCGACGCTGCCCATCACCGCCACCGCGGTGGACACCGGCGGCTCGGCGACCTCGCATGTGTATCGTTTCGTGTCGCAGCGCCTCGGCCGCGGCATCTACGGTGTGAAGGGCCGCGCCGGATCGGTGCCGCCGTGGCCGAAGCGGCCCGGCAGGGCCGCGAAGACGACCATCTTCTCCATCGGCGTGGACGCGCTTAAGAGCACGCTCTACGCGCGGCTGCGCACCGAGCCGCCCGGCCCGGCAACGTTCCATTTCCACGCCGACCTTGACGATGAATGGTTCGCGCAGCTTGTCGCCGAACGGCGGGTGGTGACGGTGCGGCGCGGCCGGCGCGTCACGGCCTGGATCTGCCCCGACGGCGAGCGCAACGAGGCGCTCGACTGCGTGATCTACGCGATGAGCGCGCTGCACGCGCTCTATGCCCGCGGGCTGCGGTTCGACCGTGACGCGGTGGTGCCGCGCGAGCGCGAGGCGCCGGCCGCTGCGCCGGTGACCGTGACGCGGCCGAGGCCGCGCGGACCGATCCGTTCCCGCTTCATGGAGAGCCGCCCATGGGCGTGATGACGCGCATCGCCACCGCGCTGGGATTCGTTCCGCACCGCCGCTCGGCGCCGTTCGAGGGCGCCTCGGCCGGGCCGCGCTGGTCCGGGCTCGGTTGGCCGGCGCCGACTGCGACCGCTGCCACCGCCGCGGGCCAGCCGCTCGCCGGCAGGGCGCAGCACTTCGCGCGGAACAACCCGTGGGCTGCGCAGGCGATTGAGGCGCTGACGACCTCGATTGTCGGCTCGGGCATCAAGCCGCGGCCGCTGCATCCCGATCGCGCCGTGCGCGAGGCGCTTGTCGCGGCCTGGGAACGGTGGTGTGACGAATCGGACGCGGCCGGCCGGCTCGACTTCTACGGCATGCAGGCGCTCGCCTGCCGCGGCCTGATCGAGCAGGGCGAGGCATTCGCCCGGCTGATCGTGTCCGACGGCGCGTTGCGCGTGGCGCTGCTCGATCCGGACCAGGTTGCGCGCGAGGTGACATCCGCGCCGGGCGCGCCGGGCGTGCGCATCGTCGGCGGGATCGAGCTCGACGACCTCGGCCGGCCGCTCGCCTACCACGTGCGCCCCGGTGGCGCGGCCTGGGCTGCCCCCGTGCGCGTGCCGGCGGATGACGTGCTGCATCTGATCCGCCCGCTTGCGCCGGGCCAGGTGCGTGGTGTGTCGTGGCTGGCGCCGGCGCTGCTGCGGCTGCACGAGCTCGACCAGTACGAGGACGCGACGCTGGTTCGTGCCAAAGTCGCGGCCCTGTTCGCCGGCTTCGTCACCGACCCGAACGGCGACGCCGCCGGCCTGCCCGGCACGATGGCCGGCGAGGTGCTGGAAACCGGGATGGAGCCGGGGAGCCTGCTACCCCTGCCGCCGGGCGCGGATGTGAAGTTCTCGGCCCCGGTCGAGCCGGTGCAGTATGGCGCTTACATGAAGGCGCATCTGCGCGCGATCGCCGCGGCGGTGGGCGTGCCCTATGAGCACGTCTCGGGCGATTACGAGGGCGTCACGTATAGCAGCGTTCGCGCGGCGCTGGTCGAGTTCCGCCGGCGCGTGGAAGCGTGGCAGTTCCACTTGATGGTGCGCCAGTTCTGCCGCCCCGTCTGGCGCCGGTTTGTGACGCTCGCCTCCTTAACCGGCACGGTGCCGGCGGACGGCTTCGCGCGCGATCCTGAGCCGTTCCTTGCCGCCGAGTGGTTGCCGCCTCGGTTCGACTTTGTGGACCCGAAGAAGGACATCGAGGCGGAGGTGATTGCCATCGACCGCGGCTTGAAGTCGCGCGCCATGGCGGTGGCCGAGCGCGGCTACGACGTGGAAGAGATCGACCGCCAGATTGCCGCTGACCGTGATCGCGCGCGCGAGCTCGGGTTGAGCTTCGCCCCGCCTGGGGCGCGGCGGCCGGCGAACGGAGATGCCAACGATGAGTGAGATGCTGACGCGGCGCGCGAGCTTCGCGCCGAGCACGTGGAACGAAGCCGAGCGCACCGTCGAAGTGGTGTGGTCCACCGGCGCGGCGGTGCAGCGCGCGGACCTGCGCGGGCCGTTCACCGAGATGCTTGACCTGTCGCCCGGCGCGGTGGACCTCTCGCGGTTCGACGGCGCGTCGGTGCTGGACGCGCACCGGCAGGAGAGCACGCGCGACGTGCTCGGCGTGGTGCAGTCCCCGCGCGTGGACGCCGGCCGCGGCATCGCGACCGTGCGGTTCTCCGAACGGCCCGAGGTGGCGCCCATCGTCGCCGACGTGCTCGCCGGCGTGCTGCGCTACGTCTCCGTTGGCTACCGCGTCACCGAATGGCGCGAGCAGAAGGATTCGTCCGGACGGCGGACGAAGACGGCGGTGCGCTGGCAGCCGCTGGAACTGTCACTGGTCCCCGTGCCGGCCGATCCCGGCGCTTCGATCCGAAAGGACACTTCCATGGAACAGACCACCGAAGCGCCGGAGCCCTCCGCCCCGGCGACCCGCGCGGAGATGAACCGCGAGATCCGCAGCATCGCGCAGACCACCGGCCTGGGCACCGCCTGGGCTGACCGGCAGATCGACGCCGAGGCGCCGATCGAGGCCGTGCGCGCCGAGGCGCTGGCGGAGCTCGCCAGGCGCAGCGCAGCGGCGGACGGCGCGCGGCCGATCATCCGCGTCACCAACACCCCCGACCCGGCGCAGCACCGTCAGGCGGTGGTGGACGGGCTCTGCGCGCGGATGCTGAACGCGCGCGAGGTGCCGGAGCCGGCCCGCCCCTACGCGGCCATGAGCTTCGTCGCGATCGCGCGGGATGTGCTGGAACGGGCCGGCGAGTCGGTCTTCGGCCTCTCCGACGCGGCGCTGATCACGCGCGCGATGCAGACGACCTCCGACTTCCCGGGCATCGTCGCCGACACCGCCAACAAGCTCGCGCGCCAGGCGTATGAGCAGGCGCCGATCGCGGTGCGCACCATCGCGCGGGCCACGACCGTGACGCGGCTGCACGACGTGCGGTCGAGCGCACTGTCGGAGGCGCGCCCGCTCGCCGATCTGACCGAGGGCGCCGAGCTCACCTTCTCGCCGCTGACCGAGGCCACGGCGACCTATCGGATGCGCACCTATGCGGGCGTGTTCACGCTCTCGCGCCGGGCGCTGATCAACGACGACACCAACGCGTTCGCCGCGGTGGCGCGCCGGATGGGCGAGGCCGCGGCCGAGGCCGAGGCTTCGCTGTTCGTCGCGATGCTGACCGAGAACTCCGGCGACGGCCCGACCGTCGGCGGCTCGGCGATGTTCACGACCGCACGCGGCACCCGCCCGGCCACCGGCGCGGTGATCGCCGACGCGTCGCTCGGCGAGGCGCGCGCGGCGCTGCGCAGCATGCGCGGCCCGAACAACCAGCCGGTGAACGTGGTCCCGCGGTTCCTGCTGGTGCCGCCGGCGCTGGAATCGCGCGCCGAACAGTGGATTGCCACCAACGTGGTGCCGAGCTCGGCCGCGAACGTGAACCCGTTCGCCGGTCAACTGACGCTGCTGGTGGAGCCGCGGCTCCCCTCTGCCACGCGCTGGTACGTGTTCGCCGCCGCCGACACGGTGAGCAACTTCGAGCTCGCCCGCCTCGCCGGCATGGAGGCGCCGCGGGTCGAGTCCCGGCCGGGCTGGGGCTCGGATGCGGTCGAGTGGCGCGTGGTGCACGACCTCGGCGTTGGCGCCGTGGACTGGCGCGGCGCGTTCATGAACCCCGGCGCGTGACGCCGAACCATAGGAGTGTGAACCCATGCGGAACTTCATCCAGCCCGGCAACAACGTCACCTTGCTCGCCCCGACGGGCGGGGTGGTCTCGGGCCAGGGCGTGCTGATCGGCGACCTGTTCGGTGTCGCCCTCGCCGACGCTGCTGCGGGCGCGCGCGTCGCCCTGCAGGTGACCGGCGTGGTCGAGATGCTCAAGGCGGCCGGCACGATCGCCCCCGGCGCCCGGGTGTTCTGGGACGCGGCGGCTGGTCGCGTCACCACCACCGTCACCGGCAACCGGTGCATCGGGCACCACGTCGGCGAGACGGCGAACGATGGTGCGGCCGGCGCGCCGATCCGGGTGCTGCTCGGCTCCCCGAACGCGCTGGGGGCGTGACGTGACCGGGGTGCGGCTCGCCCCCGATGGCACGCTCAGGATCGGCGACGCGGGCGTGCGGCTGACGCCCGAGCAGGCGCTCGCGCTCGCGGCGAGCTTGCAGACCAACGCCATCCTGCGGCTGGTGCCGCGCCCGCCGCGGCCGGTGGTGACCGCGGAAGGCCCCGGCCGGCGCGTGTTCACGTCGTCCTACATGCTCTGAGGGGGCGGAGATGGAGCCTGCCGCCCTCGCCTGGGCACTGGCGCAGCCGGAG